GAATGGACTAAACGCCACTTCATCAGCAAACTCTGGGACCATAGCACTTGTTAGTTTAGAAAAGATTTTAGCACCATATCTGAATAAGAAAACCTTACCATTATTCTCTGGGTGTTTTTGGTCATCAATCATATAGATGTTTGACACATAGCTTAATCGTCTTTTTCTTGAACTTGCTATTTTCTTGTTGGCTTCACTATCAGAATTCCATAGCACACTATTACTCTCACAACCTAATGTTCGCATATACTCGCTAAGTATACACCGGGAATTTACCCAGCTGCATATTTCTATGCAGAGCAGACTATATCACGTCCCTATCTAAATAGGGACTCTTGCACTTCCAGACCCAATCGCATTTGGTCTGTACTCCGAGTCATCGGATAGTCGTTGAACCTTCCCATTAAGGGCTTGGCTGCTGATTAACATATTCAAATAACATCCAAAACACGTTTTATCGTCTTCAAATAACTTTCTGCCTTTAGAAACTTTTTTAATAACAAATAGTACATGGTTATACCCCTGAGATATTGAATCTCTCTGTTTGTTAACAGATTTAGTGTATCTTGACGTATCATAAGAGAATGTGAAGTCGCTCTTGACTTCAATTAGTAAGTTCAGTCTTTCGATGTATATGTCCGGTCTATATACCCCAGATTTATTAACGCTAGTTATAATTCTTGGAACATCTTTCCCTGTGCATACACCATCTATTAAACCTACCTCATGCAGAAAATACAGAACAGAATCTTCATAGCCCTGACAATAGAATGTATTATCGCCAATAGTTATTTTTTTATTCGTGTTCTTGAACAAATCAAACCCCATAGTGCCATTTATCAGCTTGGTGTTGTTTGCCTTTTCTACAGATTTCTTCTTGTCTTCCTCTGATGTGTTCTTCCACTGCTCGGTAACTCTATCTGATAGATATGTTTTTCCGTACCGTAATATCACAGTCTCTTGCGTCCTGTTCTTGATGTCGAGTTTTTCATCATCTGTCTTTTTAGACAGAGACTCATTGAGTCGTTTAGCAAAAACGACCTTTTTCTCATCATCCCCCACAAATCTATTTCTGATAATATTTCTGTGCTTTTCAGTCGCAGTATAACATTGTGATGAACAATATTTATTATATCCTACTAATATATTGTCATACGTAGTGTCGTTCCCACACTCAGCACACTTTCCACATGAATCTGTCTTATAATATTCATCATAATACTTCTTCGATGTGTAATTGTACTTCCTAAGAGTGTTCAACAATCCTCTAATGCTACTATAAGTCTTACCATCTAATATCAGATAAAACTCACCTATTTGCTTAGCTCGTCCATTAACAATTTGTTTACTAAATACTTTGAAGTGGTCCGATAAATCATATTTCATTTTCATACCTTAATGTTGTGTTCACATACCAGTATTTATAAGAACTTAGCTTTCCCAGACAATTCACAAGATTTTTCGATGTTGATTACTCAACAAAGCCGCTCGTGTTTGATTAAACGTTAACGGGACATTTTTCGCCTTTAGTAGTAAGACAGTTATCAATCAACCAACCACCTGGACCTTGAAAACCGTGTGAGTAGATTTTTATCCAAGGATCGATATCACCATCTTCGTCAATCGTTGGTAAGAATCTAAACGTAGCCATACCGTTACCAGCCTTATCTACTTCAGGTTTCCAATAATTGTCTTGTACAGCGTTAGAGCCTGTGCTCTTAGCATTCATTTTTTCAATTGATTTGGTTAACTTTTCTAGGTCGTTGTTGTTGCGCTTTAGATTTGAAAAACTCATTTTATTTCCTTCTCGGTTGTAATACGGATTTGTGTTAAATATACATCTTTAAAATGGAGAGTGTTTCTGGTACCGTGTGGTGCCATATCGCAATTCCTCCGGCCTTGCGCCAATCCTCGATGACAGATAATGTGTCATCGATAATGATTGAATTCGGTGTTGCAAATTCGTACTTGAATCTTTTTCCAGGAACGAAATTTTGCTTGAATGTTATGTTGTGCGTATCCAACCAGATCTTCTTCTGAGCAGATATAGCATCATAGCTATCCTGTCTACCAGTAGAAGAAAGTATCTCTGTTGGTATTGGTAGAGTTTTTAGGTAATTGATTAGCGTCATAGCCTCTGGCATCAGCTCTAATGTCGCAAATTCTTGATTGTTAATAAACTCTATGAATTGACTATCAAACTTTTTATGCTTCTCTGCCTCTCGTGGCCCCATGTCGTATAACTCTTTGTATCTCTTACTAAAGTCTGCTACCACACCATCTAAATCAAGATATATCTTACTGATTGTTGGTTTATTCATTGTTATCTCATGTGTTTAATTAGAATCTGTTTATATTTGATCTTGTCAAATTTGATGAATGGTGTGTATTTGATACATTTCATATAATAGTGCGGCCATATAATATCATCTTCTATACACTTATTCCACATGGGAAAGAACCCAATCATAGAGTCTAATATCAAGAGTGTTTCCAATGATATTCTACCACCCATAGTTTCGGTAAGAAGAAACGGAAACCTACCTTGCTCTACTTTCAATAAATCGTTTGGTGTGTCCACCGAATCTATGAGACGAATTATATCATTCTCAAATACATATGTCAAGCTTTGTTTAACTTTCAGCCATTTTAGATAGTTATACTCACCTTCACATGTGGACGCTTCACTGACCCACATATTAGAATCCACCAACAAATTGGCGATAAAATAATCCCTAACTTCAACGAGACTATACTTATCCGCCAACTTCACAAAGTGGTGGCTATCATTTCTGCTTAAGTAATATGATTTTGTCAAGCTAACACGACCAGCATACTTGAAGAAATCATACGCCTTCTTATTGAAGTGTGATCTTACTGCCATGAATATCTGGAAAGTTAAGTATCCAGTATTCTTTATGATCATACTGGTAGACTGGATTCTTTCCTAATAAGATTCAATGCAATAGCTTCGTCTCTAATCTTCTCTTTCAACGCACTAGATATCAGCATCGCTGCCATTTCACACTCTAGTTTAGATTCTTCGCAATAATGAGCAACCGCATCTAATATCTCGATACGTTCATCTTTAGCGAGTTGTTCTATCATTCTTGAGAAAGATAGTATTTCATCTTCATTGGGCATCTTTATAATCCTGTATGGTTTTCAAAAATTCATCTATATTTTCTTTCTCGACGAATAAAACATTGTGTGAGATAGGAGGCAGTCCCATTGGCATATTAGTAAATTCTAATCGATCTTCCTGCAATACTTTAATACCACCATTTATCCATTCTACCATAGAAAACATCATTACGCAACCCTTTTCATCGCTTTGTAGAACCAATGATTACCTATGTGTATGCTTCCCTTTGGATGTTTGATATTTTTGAACGAATCAAATGAATCCATATTTAACACCACATTTCTGTAATTGCCTAGCATAACATTCTTGGCCACCGAATAAAATTCTTCTCTGTCTTCATTGGGTATACTTTTCTGTGTGTATTGCTGCTTAACTACCGAACATGGCGGCTCGTGTAATATATTTTTTGATCTGTTCATTATTGTGTGGCCCACTGCGTATTGGCCAATTAATGACTCACCCCTACTTTCAGAATAAATGGTCTCAGCAACACATGTCATCTGTTTTCGGTCCATAATTATATCTGAATGTTTTGATATAACTGTTCTGTGTATTATTATATCGGTATTCTTTGTTGATATAATGGTCTTTCTGAGTGTTTCTGATTGTGCGTTTAAAGACATAATCAGTAGTACGCATAGGAGCATAAATTGTTTTGCTCGCATATGGTTTCTCCTGTTTTCAGTTACATTACAATAGAATGATTGTAATGTTTCCCTAGTTCTTCGGTTAGACACATTGCCTTTTTGAACTGTTTATTCGGGATTGGTGTTTCAGTTATCTTATAAGTATCTCCTTGGTTGTTAATTTATGAGTGAATTATATCACCAAGTAATATATATGTCAATCAATGTTTGTATAAATAGTTATAGGCCACGATGTGCGACCATCTGCCTATTCTAATCATTCTTACAATAATCAAGGACTATAATGACCAGCACAAGTATATATATGCACCATTTGTACCAGACCAGTATTGCGTTTACCATACCACATATAGCGGAACATTACTACCACAAAATTATATAGGATCTTCTTCGGTTGATAGAGTTTTGAATAACAACTATCATGGTTCTGTGTCATCTGCTAGATATAAAGATATATGGGACTCTGAGATAAAACTTCACCCAGAATTATTCTCTACATATATAGTATCATACCACGATACTAGGTCCAATGCAACATACAAAGAGTTGTTGGTTCAAATGACCTTTAATGTGGTTAAAAGTGATATATTTATTAATAGGGCTTATGCTAAAGTAAACGGTTGGTGTGATATTGTTTTACCCCAGAAGAAAGATCATTATCAGAACAAAAAAGATTATATACTCGCGCCAATAGAACACCAATAGAACACCAAAAGAAAAAGAAACATCAGAACTGAAAAGATTGTGCACTAATGCTAACAGAACACCCGAACAAATAGCGGCATCAGTGCAAAAAAGATCAGATACTATTGCTAACAGAACACCCGAAGAGAAAGCAGAAACCAAGAAGAAAATATCTGATGCGCTGATCAGACACCATCTTTCTAAAACTAATCCAATTATTTAGTCAGACCAAACTTCATGTGCGTAGCTTCTTCAACAGCGGAAACAGACGATTCATATTTTGGAAGATCTTTGACTGGTAATGCAGTATTGGGCATCAACCAAGCTTGTATTTTGTTACTCTTCTTTTCGATAACTATTTTATATAGTCGTGTAGGAATACCCAAGCCACTTCCTGTTACGAGATGTCCATCATCGTAAATGCCGCCAGATATGATGTAATAATCAGTGCCAACAGTTGATGCCAATTGGCGTTCATACGTCTCTAGTTGTTTCCAAATCCCACGATTATTTCCTGACACCTGTGCTACCATATTACTAAGATTAAAACTCTCACTCATGATGCCAGCATTTAGGGTGTTGTTTCCTGCCGGTGCCATATGACCACGATCGTGTGTTTTACCAACAGTGGCATAATCAGCTAATGTGGCAGAACATTCCGGTGCAATCAATGCGTCTTGGTGGAAATTGTCCTTACGCTTTGCAGGACCAGTCATCTCTGCCGTGGTCAAGTGTTCGAACACAGCCACTGGTGCTTTAACCGAACATTTATGAATCACCGCATAATTCAGGTGACAAAGTTCTTGATCACCCGATTGTGCTTGATATGTTGGAGTACCATTAGCAGTGAATTGTGGGCATTTATCATCAATTTGTCCAGCATATACATGTGATGATAATAACAATACACATACTAATAATAATTTACTCATCTAAATTCCTTTGCTCCTGGTATACGACGCAACTCACGATTAGTGTATCTTTTACCAGTGACAGTACGAGCATTGGCATCCTTAACTAATCCAGCAGCATGTTTTACTAATGCTTTGTGATAGTTATATGCAGCTACTATGTGCGCGTGTGCAGCAAGTGCTTGCTTCATCTCTTTTCTTGCTTTATGTGCTGACCAGAAGGTGTGGTCAGGACTATCTAACTCAGATTGTGCTGACTTAACTCTTTCCGCTGCCGGCGCAAGTTTTTCTTTAGAAGATGCTGCCAGAGATTTAGTGCGGTCATGGTAATGTTGCATTTTTGTGGCAATGTTCTTTGCGTGTTGATGCTTAGAGAATACACCACCAATACTAGCACCAAGACTAACACCATACTTCTCTTGTACAAGAATGAATTCCAACAATGTTTCGTTAAAATCTTCTTCGGTAGCTGACTCTATTAATGTTGAGTATTGCTCATTGACTGATGTATACAGTTCATCAATAAACTTCTGATCAAGCATAGATGCATCTTCATAGAATATGTCGATGGTATCTATGATCAATTGTTCGTATAAATCGAAATCTAAATCGGTATTCATTAGATTGAACCAGCAACTCTACCAGCAACAGAAGCTAGTTTGTGTGCACCAGAAGTAACTTTAGTTTTGATCTTATCTTTCAGTGCTGAAATGTGTGAATCAATTTTACTAGCAAGATCTTTAGTGTGTTGATGATGTGTATCAAGTGCAGTTTTAGTACCTCTTTGGTGCTTCTGTAAATGTTTAGTTAATTCTTGTGCTGAGTGGTGTTTAGATATTAGAGTATCTAATTTTGATTGTTGGTAAGTACCTTTCAATCCACTAGCTTTTACTTTAGTACTCTTAGCAGAGTATTCTTTACCTGTAAATTTTTTAGCCGCAGAAGATTTCTTTCTACCAATGCTTTGTTGTTTTGCACCAGCAGAAGTAGCAGCTTTACCAGCTTTAATGTTCTTGCGTTTTGCGATATAGTTTTTGTAACCATGTGCAGCACCAGCAACAAATGAACCGAGAGATTCATCTAGCATCATAGTAATCATTTCTTCGTATAATGCTTCGTTGGCATCAACACCGGTCAATGCTTGGTATGCTGATTCTTTTAGTGTTAGGTGCTTATAGTTCTCTACGAAATGCTCCATGAAGATTGACGTGATATACGCATCTTCATCGGTCATTTCATATTCTTCGTTCATGTCATAGTATTCATCAGCAACGGCCTCAACCAATGACATGAATAAATCTTCTGATTGTGTTTTT